TTAAAAAGAGATGCTATAAAAGAAAACTCTCCTCCCCAATCAGAGGAAAGAATGGCATATGGTAGAGCAAAAGCACAATTTGATGATTATATAAATGGATTAAAAGAAAATGAATCTAATAAGAAATTATCTGAATATTTAAAACCAGAGAATTATTTAGAGGGTGCTTCTAAAGTAGCTGGACTTGCTAAATCAATGAAAGCATCTTTAGATAATAGTGTTATCGGTCGTCAAGGGTTAAAAGTCTTATTCTCTCATCCTGAAATATGGCTTAAAAACTCTAAGCAGTCTTTTATTGATATCGCAAGAACCTTTGGTGGTCATGATGTTATGACAGAAGTTAGGGCTGATGTTATGTCACGACCAAACGCTTTAAATGGTTTATATAAAAAAGAAGGATTGGCTGTTGGAGTCAGAGAAGAGGCTTATCCAACAAATTTACCAGAGAGACTTCCAGTATTAGGGAAAGCGTTTAAAGCATCTGAAACAGCATTCACAGCTTTTCAATATAGAACTCGCGCAGATATATTTGATAAATACGCTGAAATTTATAAAGACTCTGGAGCTGATTTAGAAGGCTTTGGGAAAATAGCAAACTCACTTACTGGAAGAGGGAAATTAGGAGCATTAGAGCCTGTTGGAAACATTATAAACAATGTTTTCTTTTCTCCAAGATTATTAAAAAGTCATATTGATACATTAACAGCCCATGCTTTTGATAAAAACATAAGTAAAGCAGCAAGAAAAGAAGCTGCAACTAATTTAGTGAAAATAATTGGTGGGGTAGCTGGAATACTATCTATTGCTTATGCAGTTAATCCAGATAGTGTTGAAAATGATCCGAGAAGTTCTGATTTTGGTAAAATAAAAGATGGAGCAACAAGATTTGATGTTTCTGGTGGTATGGCATCTGTTGTTACTTTAGCTTCCAGACTTACAACGTTATCAACTAAAAGTTCAATGACAGGAAAAGTTAAATCTTTAACATCGGGTAAATTTGGACAACCAACAGGGACAGATGTTTTATATAGTTTTATTGAAAATAAACTATCTCCAGCGGCTTCCATAGTGAAAGACCTGTTAAAAGGGGAAGATTTCCAACATAATAAACCAACTTTAGTAAATGAAGCAAGCAATCTTTTAATGCCTTTACCAATAACAAATTATAAAGAATTAAAGGATAACCCTGATTCAGCAAATAAATTATTAGTTATTATTGCGGATGCATTAGGAATTTCAGCAAATACATATACAAACAAGAAATCAACCAAATTCTAGGAGCTAACAATGACAGTTTCAACAACAAATAGCACGCAATTATTCTCTGGTGGACAAGCCACGTTAACGTTTACTTTTCAAGCATTACCAGGTCAGCCGGAAGATATCAAAGTAATTGAAAGATTAACATCAACTGGGCAAGAGACTGAATTAACATATTCTTCTAATTATACCGTATCAATTAATACAAGCGGAATTGGTGGCACTGTAACGGTTTCTCCGACATACTCAACATCTTATACACAGATTGTTAAAAGAGATACTGCATTAACACAAGCATCTGATTATGATGATTATAGTCAATTTCCGGCAGAAACACTTGAAACCAGTCTTGATCGTTTAACAATGATTGCTCAAGAGCATGACGATTATATTAATGATAAATCTGATAAAGTTGCCGCTTGGGTTACTTTTGACGGGACAGGTTCGAACCCAATCACTCCAACGGCAGTTTATGCAGTCTCTTCATCAGTTATTAAAAATGGGACTGGTGATTATACGATTGTGTTTTTGCCAACATTTTCAAACACTAATTATGGAGTTGTTTTATCCGGTGGTGGAACGACAAACTTCTTATCAGCAAAAATAAAGGACGGAACAACAACATCAACATCCAGAATTACTATATCGACTATTAATACATCTTTTGCGGCAGTTGACACTAAATATATAACCGCAATGATTGTTAAAAACTAATGGATATTGATCCACAAACAAAAATTGTGTTAGATAAGATAGAAAATCTTTTAAAAGATAGATTTAATGGGTATGTTTTAGTAGCAAGTGATGGAGAAGATGTTTACCATTTATTTAGTAGCCAAATATTTGCCAAGGGCAGTTCTTCTTATTTAGAAACAATGATTAATAATCAGTGGTGTGAGGAGGATTAGTTGACTGGCAACATTCTCATAATTGGTGATACGCATATACCTTTTGAGCATAAAAATTATTTAGAGTTTTGTGTAGAAACTAAAAAGAAATATAAATGTAGCGAAATTGTCCATATCGGGGATTTAGTTGATTTTCACTCGATATCAAGACATGAACACAACCCAGATGGATTTAGTCCTTATCAAGAAAGAGAAGAAACTATAAAACATTTACAAGCCTGGTATAAAGCTTTCCCTGAACTAGCCCTTTGTATTGGGAATCATGATGAAAGACTTGAAAAGGCTGCTTGGAGATTTGGGTTATCAAGTAGTTTCTTTAAATCTTTTGAACAGGTTTTTGAATTACCAAAGAAGTGGGATTATAAAATAGAATATTATCTCTATAATATCCGAATATTTCATGGAATGGGTTATTCTGGACAAGGGGCACATTCAAGTGCTGTAAGAGAAAATCAATGTTCTGTTGTTATTGGACATTTACATAGTAATGCTGGAGTGTGGTGGACAGCAAATGAAAGAGATCGTAGTTTTGGGCTAGCTGTTGGTTGTGGAGTTGATCGAAATTCTTACGCCTTTAATTATGGAAGAGATATGAGGCGCAAACCAATGATAGGTTGTGGAGTTATTTTAGATGAAGGAAAAATCCCAGCATTTATACCAATGGAGTTATAATGGGTTGTTTACCAAAATGTGAATGTAAATATTGCAAACAAATGCGTCAAGCCATGATGACTCATCCATCATTATATTTTGATAGATTTCAGGAAGAATTAAATTTTCAAAAAGAAGAAATACAAAAACTAAAAACTAAGATAGAAGAACTTTCCCGTCGGTATTATCCATAAAAAAATAAAATAAAAAAAATATAAAATAATCTCTTGACAAATAATAATACATTATGCTACATTTGTATCATTGAAAGGAGGTTAAGTAGATGTCAAAAACAATAACGGTAAGAATTGATAAAGAGGTTCATAAAAAAATTAAAAAGTTAAAGATTGAAACAGGGATACCAATCAGCCGTTTGATAGAAGATGCTGTTTGTTATCATCTTCAAGAAAAAAGGGGGAGTAAGTGAATTTTAAATCAACATTTTATTTTTGCTTAATGTTATTAACAATTGCCGTAATTGTTGGTTTGGCAGTTATGGCACACGCAAAGGAGTATACAGATGAGCAAATCGCTTCGGCAATCTACCAAGCAGAGGGCGGCAGAAAATCGCAGTACCCATATGGGATCAGGTCGATTAAATGCGATACGAAAGCGGAATGCAAAAAAATCTGTATTAAAACAATTAAGAATAACAGAAAAAGATTCGCGCGTGATAGCAAGGGGTTTACATATTATCTACAGTTTTTAGCTAGTAGATATTGTCCTGTTGGGGCAGGGAATGATCCTAGAGGGTTAAATAAAAATTGGTTAAAAAACGTAGAATATTTCTTATCAAAGGGGGAGTAAAATGGAAAAAGAATGTCAATTCGTTAGTGTTTATGATCGTCTGGACTGGAAAGCTAAAAATGGCGTAACAAGTTTAACATCAGAAGAAAGAGAAGCTTTAAAAGATATTCTCTTGGATAGTTTTGCTTCTACTGAACTTATGTACTCAGACGAAAATTTAATTTCTTTAGCCGTTGAAAGGGGTAACTTATAATGGAAAAATTACTAAAAATACAAGCAGAGTTGGTTGCGCCAAAAAATCAAACAAATACTTTTGGAGGATATAAATATCGTTCTTGTGAAGATATTTTAGAAGCATTAAAGCCTTTAATGAGTAAATATAATTGTTATTTGATCGTTAAAGATGATATTGTTTTAGTAGGTAATAGGTATTATGTAAAAGCAACAGCAACTATTTTTGATATTGAAACTGGAATGGCTTTTGAGTCAGTTGCTTATGCAAGAGAATCTGAAAATAAAAAGGGGATGGATGACTCGCAGATTACAGGGGCTACGAGTTCATACGCTCGTAAATATGCTTTAAATGGGTTATTTTGTATAGATGATGCAAAAGATGCAGATCATACAAATAATAATTCCAAAGAAACAGTTAGTAATGATGTTTTTCAGGGAACTTCACAAATAACAACAAAAGAGGTTGGGATTACATTTGAATGTCAAGAATGTGGTGCTGTAGTTTCAGAAAAAGTAAAAAAGTTTAGTGAAGATAAGTTTAAAAAATGTTTATGTTTCAATTGTCAAAAGTCGGTATCTAATGTCCAAAAATAAAACGCATACAATTTATAATCGATTAAATGGAGAAGTCGTCCCTAGTGTCACAACGATACTAGGGATGCTTGATAAACCTGCCTTGATGCATTGGGCGTGGAGTCTAGGTGTTCAAAATATAGACTACCGACAGGCAAGGGATACTGCTGCAAGTATTGGGACAATTGCTCATTACTTAATTGAGTGTCATTTAAAGAAGAAAGAGCCGGATGTTTCTTTGTATAAACCAGAAGATGTTAATAAGGCACAAACGGCTTTTTTGGCTTATATTGATTTTGAAAAAGAAAATCATATTGAGATTATTAAAAGCGAAATATCGTTAGTTTCAGAAGAGTTTTTATATGGTGGGACAATAGATTGTTATTGTCGTTTAAATGGAAAGTTGGCTTTAATTGATTTTAAAACATCGTCGGGATTGTATCCAGAAATGCAATGCCAAGTTTCTGCATATAAAAATTTGCTTGTTGAGAACGGGTATACTGTTGAAGAAGTTCATTTATTAAGAATAGATAAAGAAACAGGTGTTTTTGAGCCATATAAAATGGATTTGCTTATTGATGAATTTGAATTATTTAAGTTATTAACAAAGGCATATCCTTTAAAAAAGAAATTATGGTCAACGAAAGGTAAAAAATGAGTGCCGATTATTTAAGAGAATTGCTTATAATGTTAGAAAAAACAACAAATGAATTAAGTGAATCAAGAAGAATTACAGATTCTCTAGAAAATCAATTTAAGGTTTCTAAAACGGAGATTAAAAGGCTTGAAGAACAAAAAGATTTAATCCTTCAAAAAATAATGGCAGAAAAAAAATTAATAGGAGTTTAAAATGAGCCAACAGTTAAATAAAATTAGAGCCGAGGAAGGACGAGAAGCAGGGTTGTTTGCATCTTTAAATAATGCAAACAAATATTTCCCTGATTGGTCAGATTCAGCTTATGAAATGTTTAATGATTACTTGTCTATGCACACTAATATTGAGTTTTTAACAGAAGATGCTCGTGTGTGGTGTGAACAAAGAGGATTACAAATTCCACCACATAAAAGAGCTTGGGGAGGAATAATAACAAAAGCTTCAAATAATGGATTAATTAAATTTTGTGGATATAAAAAAACTAGCAATCCGTTAGCTCATAGAGCAATTGCTGCAGTTTGGATTAAATGTTAAGGAGGCGTGATTAAGATGGAGAAAATAGATGATGAGTATTTTAAGTTATCTACTGGAAAAGTTTTTTATGCAAACAATCTAATAATTGGAATTGATGATAAATTAAGAGTTTTTGAAGGATATGATGGAACAATTGATTATCATGAAGATTATTTTACTAAACAAGAAAGAGAGGAGTTGGCTGATTATATGATTGGATTATGGAACAAATATAAAGATAAAGTTTAACAACGTCTGGCTAAGGGGGAAGTAAGTGAAGGTTTTAAATTTGTATGCTGGAATAGGTGGTAATCGTAAACTATGGACTGATGTTGAGGTTACTGCGGTGGAATTAGATAAACAAATTGCTGATATATATAAATCTTTTTTTCCACAAGATAATGTAATAGTAGCAGACGCTCATCAATATCTTTTAGAACATTATCGGGAATTTGATTTTATTTGGGCTTCTCCACCTTGTCCAACACACAGTAATGTAAATCATTTCTTAAATGCTCAAGGTGTTATTCGTTATCCAGACATGTCTTTATATCAAGAGATAATATTTTTAAAATATTTCTTTAAAGGAAAGTATGTTGTTGAGAATGTTAAGCCTTATTATGAGTTGTTGGTTAATGGTTTTGAGTGTGGTCGACATATATTTTGGAGTAATTTCTTTATTCAATATAAAGAATTTAAATCAGAATTTAGCATAACAAATTGTAAGGGCGAAAACAGAATGAGTCATAAAGAAAGAATGAAAAAACTACAAGAATTGCATGGATTTGATTTATCAAAATATGAACTTAAATTTAAACATCCAGAAAAATTGTTAACAAACTGCGTACAACCAGAATTAGGCTTACACGTCTTAGAACAATCAAAAATAGACAGACAATTAAGTTTTGCTTAGTTTGGGTCTAATAGGTAGGGAGGAGAGTTATGTTTGAAGAAATGGATAAGGAAAAAGAGGTTGAGTTAAAGCCGTTAAATTGTCCTTTTTGTAATACTGAGCCAAAGAATTATTTTTCTGATTATGTATTTGACCATACTGATGAATGTATTTTTACAAGAGGGCATATTATAGACCGTGTTGAGGTCAGGAGGTGGAACACTCGCCAGCCTACAGAGCAGTTGGAGAGGTTGGTAGGATTAGCAATAGAATACAGAGATGGACTTCTTCGATGTAATGTTTCAACTGATATTGCTCAAAGAAATTTAGCTGTGATTATGGACTTTATAAATACAAAGTTGAAAACTTAACTCATAAACTAACAAATAATAACGTAAACGAAAGGAATAAAATGGATTCATTATTTCAGTTTCACAAGTTAAATCAATCTGGGCAAGAGAAGGCACAATTAATAGCAGAATATTTCGACCTCTTATTAAAAGGCTTAAAATCACAATGCCCTGAAAATACCAGAGAATTTTCTGTTGTAAAGACAAAATTAGAAGAGGCTTGTTTCTTCGCAAAGAAATCAATGGCAATACAAAAAGAAAATCAATCAGAAGAAACTTAACTCATAGGGTATCTTTGGCGTGGAAGTCTATCAGATGAATAATAAGCCCGTGAAATTGGTGGCAATACCGAATATATCTATCGGATATATTTGAGGAGAAAAGTTTGAGGCAGACCAACTGCAAGATACCCTAACTAATATGGGGTGGTAAGGAAAGTAAAAGGAACATGGGAAGCCTAGGATGGCTGATACCGTACCTGCCACCCCAACTAATAGCAAAGGAATGATATGAAGTTTGGTACAGAAGTAACATGTACAGACTTAGCATTTAAAAATGGAGTACCATCGAGAAAAGTGATAAAAAATGGTTGCAAAGGCATATTTCTTGATGAAAAATTTGACGGGAGTCTTATTTTATGTATTTTTAAGCCAAACAAAACTGCTAGTTGGTATGCAAGAGAATTTATTGTGGAGGCTAACCAATGACCGCCGATAAGAGAGAAGTGAAAGGTAACGAACAAGACTGCATTTGTGAAAAACCAAAAGGAAAGCATAGAAAACATTGTGATGCTTTTAGATTATCAGAGTTTTTAAATAAATGTGCGTCCGTAGAGTGCATTGAAAAGGATAGAAATTAATGGAAAATACAATTATTAAAATGTTTATAACTTTTTTATTTTTGTTTTTACTTTATATTATGTGGAAGACTTAAACAAGGGTGAGTAAATGACTGAAGAATTTATAATTCAATGTTCAGTTGTAAAGCATTTAAAATATCAATATCCAGATATTATTTTTACCTGTGCTCCAGGAAATGCTAAAAATCCTTTACAAGGAAAAAGAAATAAAATGCTTGGTTATTTAAAAGGTTGGCCTGATTTATTTATTGCTTTTCCTGCAAATACTTATTGTGGATTATTTGTTGAATTAAAAACATCAACTGGTAAATTAGATAAAAACTATCAAGAACCTTTAATAAAAAAATTAAATTCTTTAGGGTATAAAGCTATTGTTTGTTACGGCCTCGACGAGGCAATTAAGTCAATTGATTGTTATTTAAAATCATAAAAAATAATTAAAATAATGTTTGATAGATTTTTTATTTATTGTTATAAATTAATCATGAATAACATTCGGGGTAGATTAAAAAATATAAATAGGCTCGCAGAAACGCGGGCTTTCTTTTTGCCCCCCGACTCCCCCGAGTGTAGCCAAACCCTACAGGGGGGCACCTTTTTTAATTTGTTTATATTTTTAAGCCAAAAAAACACAAGCCCCTATAGTCTGTTGATTAATAGGAATGTTCCTTTTTTTGGTCATGGAATGTCTGTTTGTGGGAAACAAAAGTTGTCGGCTATTGACAGTAACCCGACCCCATGTAAGGCATCTATAGAGATAAAAAAGTTTAATAGCTCTAACTAACGGGCAGATGGAGTTATTAAATAATTTATCATTGGTTATTGTTTGGGTTAGGTAAGCTACTGCCCAGTAGGAGGAATTGTGTTTAAAAATCATAAATTAAATATTTTATTAAACAAAGAAAAAAAGAAGTTTAATAAATCTCTAAAAAAAAGATTAAATATATTTAATTGTATTAGAAAAGGGGAAAATAATTTAATTTTAAAAACAGCATTTGAGAATAATTATTTAATTTGTTTTAATTTTAAAAAAGATTTTTATAAAAAAACAAAAAAAGAAAAAATTTTTAAATTAAAGGAATTATTAAAAGTTTCTATAAAAAATAATCAATCATATTTAAAAAGAAGATTAAAAACACATCCAATTAACAAAGTTTGTTGGGTTTGTAAAATTAACAATGCTTACTATCAACATCATATTATTCAGATTAAGAATGGAGGATGTGACAATGGTATAAATAGAATACCAATTTGTGACGAGTGTCATTTAGATGTACATGACTGGATGAAAATAAAAAAAATGCAAGAAGAGATAGATTGTGAATATAATTTAGCATTGTTAAAAGATTAAATATGAAAAATATAATTTTAGGTGCTGGTGTAACTGGGTTATCCGCAGGATATAACAAAAATTATCCTATCTTTGAAGCTTCTAATCAAGCTGGGGGTATTTGCACTTCTTATATAAAAGATGGGTTTGATTTCTCTGTTGGAGGTGGGCATTGGATTTTTGAGAATGATAAAACGACCAAAGCAATAGAATTTATACGTAGTCTAGTTGAATTAAAAAGCTACGAAAGAAAAGCAGGTATTTACTACAACAAAATCTTTCCTTATCCTATCCAGACTTATTCACAAAAAATAAATGAATCAAAAAGTGGATTTTTTAAACATTGGCTTTTAGAACGATTCGGGAATGAAATGGGCAATATGTTCTTTTTGCCTTTTAATGAAAAGTATACAGCAGGATTATATGATGATATTATTCAGTTTGATGCCTTTAAAACCCCGCCAGCTGGCTCTGTAGGCTTCGTTTCTCGTTTTCATGATCCTGTGGGTGGTTTAAGTAAATTAATTGATTCTATGGCCTCTAGATGCGAAATAAACTATAGTCAAAAAGCAGTTAATATAAACACTGTAACAAAGACAGTTAGTTTTGAAAGTGGGGAATGGGCAAAATATGATAGACTAATATCAACAATCCCGCTAGATCAAACATTGAAAATATGTGGATTAAAAGATTTTAATTTGCCATATTCATCTGTTTTTGTTTTAAATATAGGTGCTTATCCAGGGGTTAACTTACCGGAAGAACATTGGTTATATATTCCTTTTTGCGATTCTGGATTTTATAGAGTTGGTTTTTATACTAATGTTGATAAAGCTAAGGCTCCAGATGGTATGGTTGGATTATCAGTTGAAATGGCTTATCATCCTCAAGAAGAGACTTTTAATTTAGATAAAAAAATTGACCAAATTATTGAAGAGTTGCAAAGATGGGGGTGGATTAGCGATGTTTTAACAATAGACCCTACCTTTGTTAAATGCGCATATACTTGGAATAAAACTTTAGAAGAAAGAGAATTTTATATTGATTGGTTAAAGCAGAGAGATATTATTTCAATAGGTAGATATGCAACTTGGCGTTTTCAAGGAATGGCTGAATCAATACAGCAAGGACTAGAAATCCAATGAGAGAAAAGCCTTTAGTATCAGTAATAATTCCAATAGTTAAAAATGATCCTTTTATTAAAAAGAATTTAGAGCATCTTGAAAAATCAACTTATAAAAATTTAGAAATTATTGTTGTTGATGAAGGAAAAGAAAGAAGTTATCAAAGAAATTTTGGAATAAAAAAAGCTAAGGGAAAATATTTATTATATTTAGATGCCGATCAATATGTCACTCCTAAACTTATTGAAGAGTTAGTTGATTTAGCAAATATAGGATTTAGTGCAATATACATTCCAGAACAAATTATAACAAAAGGTTTTTTTGCTTATTTAAGAAATTGGGAGAGACAATTTTATAATGGTACTCCGGTTGATTGCGTTAGGTTCATGGCAAAAGAAAACTGTCCATTATTTTCTGAGGATTTAAATGGCCCTGAAGATTCCGATCACGACAGACAAGTTAAGGGGATAAGAACAACTTCAAGAAATTATTTGTTACATGATGATGGCATTAGTTTTATTAAGTTTTTAAGAAAGAAAGCTTATTATTCAAAATCAATGAAAAATTTTGCTCAGAAAAATCCTGGGGATAAAGTCCTTAATCTTTGGTGGAGATGTATAGATGTTTATTTTGAAAATAGTAAATGGAAAAGGGTTTTACAAAGACCAGATTTATTTATTTGTTTAATGGGATTAATATTTTTAAGAGGAGTTATTTATTTTGCAAAACGCTAAAAGAAAAAGAAATAGTCATGGAGTATTTGTCCAAGAGAGTAATATTGAGATAGCTTGTCTTTTTTGTACTAAGAAATTCAAAATATATCCTTGCGAACAGAAAACAAAAAAATTCTGTTCTAAGTCTTGTAAACATAATTTTATGAAAAATAAACCATTCCGTGGGAAAAGTTTTGTAGCCAGTGGAGAAAAAAGTCCAACATGGAAAGGTGGAAGGTGGGTATGTAAGACACACGGGTATGTAATTATAAATTATGCACCAAATAAAAAGATAAGAGAGCATCGTTTTGTTATGGAAAAACATTTGGGAAGAAAGTTAAGAAAGGGAGAGGTTGTTCACCATATAAACAGGATAAAGACAGATAACAGAATAGAAAATCTTATACTTTGTAAAAATGAATCAGAACATAGGAAACATCATGCAAAACTTGGTAAGTATATGCGTCGCAAGTCATAACCAGGGACATCTTTTAACAGATGCCTTAATTAGTGCTTTAAAACAGGATTATGAAAACATTGAAGTTATTGTTTTAGATGACGCCTCGACAGACAACACTAAAGACCTTGCAATTTTTTCTACTCCGAAAGTTAAATATTTTAGATCGGAGGAGCCTTCTGGGACAGGCCACGCTTTCAATAAAGCAATTAGTTATAGCAAAGGAGAAATTATTTATTTGTTGTGTAGCGATGATTTAATTCTAGACTCTCGTGTTATATCAGATGTTGTTAAAATTTTTGAAGAAGATAAGACCGTTGGCCATGTCTCTAGATTTTATCATCAGTTCGTTGGAAACGATAAACGTCCTTGTAGAGCATGGCGAGGCAAAAATATTTTAGAGCTTGCTAACAACCCTTCTGGGATGGCTTTTAGACGAGAAGCAATTGGGCATTGTAAGCTAGAAAACAAGATGTTTACAGAAGTATCTGCTTTAGTTTCTTGTGTTTTAAAAAATGGATGGGGCTATAAAATATTGGAATACGATACGATTGGAGTAAGGGTTCATAATTCTATCAGTCAAAATAAATCATATTATTTAAAAAGATGGGTCAGTTCTCCAATAGAAAATTGGAAGAAGGTAGGAGGATATTCTCTTTTGCAAGACTACACTTCTCTTATCCAAATTAAAAATAATTTTAAATTGTCTGCTGTTATTAAAGAATGTTACAACTTCGTTAAATACCGACCAATTAATATTATTATTCCGGGGTTTTGGTTTTTCGCTTTTGTTGCAATTTTTACTCCTCGTTGTATTTTACGTAAACTTCCACATTTATATAGAATTACAATAGGAAGATGGACGACAAAAGAGGTCAAAAGACCATGAAACCCAAGATCACAATTTGCATTCCCAGCCACAACAACGAAAACGTCATAGCAGACGCAATAAAAAGCTGTTTAATACAAGAATATCCTCTTAAAGAAATTTTAGTTTGTGACGATGCTTCAAACGATTCTACTGTTTTAGTTGCAAGAACATTCCCAGAAGTAAGGTTAATTATAAATAATGTTAATATAGGGATTGGAGAAAATTTAGTTAAATTAATGGAAGAGGCTCAAGGAAAATATGTTGTTTATTTATGCGCTGACGATATTTTTACTCATCCTAAAGTTTTAACAGATATTGTTAATCAATTTGATAAAGGGAATCAAGATATTGGTGTTATTGGAAGATTTGGATATTATTTTTATCATGGATATAAAGGAGCTATTGGAGTTTTAAGAGATAAAAACATCTTAACTCAAAGTTGCTGCCCTTCTGGGATGGCGTTTAGAAGAGATGATAATATTTTTGCAACAAATAAAATATTTATAGAAATGCCTTATATTGTTGAGCAATATCTTAGAAGATGGCGGTGGACAATGTTTGAATATGATACAGTTGCTTTTCGTTATCATCCTGGAGGAAACACAGGAACAAAAAAATCTTATTATCAAGGTTCGTGTTGGCAAAATTGGGTAGATCTTACAGGAAATAATAATTGGAAAGATTATCCAAGTTTTATAATGTTAAAAAATAGAGCACCGCATAAATTATGGGAGGAAATATGCCTAGCAGTAAAAATAAACAAGAATTGTCTAAAAGATGCATCGTTTTGGTTTTACTCGCTGATTTCTATTATCGTGCCTTCGTGGATTCTAAAGAAGCTATCAAATTTTTATCGTCTAAGGATTTTAAGAGGAAGGTTCAAAGTAATAGAAAGGGGAAATAATGTCTAAGAAAATATTAATAACAGGAATAGGCGGATTTATTGGCTCGCATTTCTTGAGCCACGTGCTAGTCAACACAGATTGGGAAGTGATTGGGATTGACAGTTGGAGACACAAAGGGATTTCAGAAAGGCTTACGGATAACGAACATTATAAAAAACAGTTTTCAAGAGTCAGGATTTTTACCCACGACTTAAACGCGCCCATATCAGAGATTTTAATTGATAAAATTGGTCATATTGATTACGTGGTTAACTTTGCCTCTGAGTCTCATGTTGATCGTTCAATTACTGATCCAGTGCCTTTTGTACAAAACAACGTCAACATAGTTTTGAATATGCTTGAGTTGTGCAAGAAAATCCAGCCAGAGAAGTTAATCCAAATAAGTACCGACGAGGTTTATGGGGCGACTGATGTGATAACAAACCACCCAGAGTGGAGCGCGATTATTCCATCAAATCCTTATTCTGCCAGTAAGGCTGCTCAAGAGGCGATATCAGTTAGTTATTGGAGAACTTACGGGACACCTCTTTTTCTTACAAACATTATGAATACATTTGGTGAAATGCAAGATAAAGAGAAGTTCATCCCAATGGTTATAAGAAAAATAAAAAACGGTGAAGAGGTTATTATCCATTCTGATCCAGAAGGTAAAAAATCTGGTGCTCGTTTTTGGTTACACGCAAGAAATACTTCTGATGCGATTTTATATATGTTAAAGAATATTAATTTGCAAAAGTACCCAGAATTTGATAGGCCTCATAGATTTAACATCGTCGGTGAGAGACAAATATCAAATTTAGATATTGCACAAATGATTTCAAAGATAATGAATAAAGAGTTGAAATATAGGATGGTCGATGCACATTCTTCTAGGCCGGGACACGATTTATTTTATGGCTTGGATGGTAAAAGATTGAAAGATTTTGGTTATGATTTTCCATGTAACTTAGAAGAATCTTTAAGAAAAACTATTAATTGGACTTTAGAAAACGAAAGATGGGTAGCATGAGTATAGCGCAAAGCGAGTCAAAGAAATTATGGTGGAAGAATATGTCTCCTGATAAGAAAGCCGATTTGTTGAAGAAGTATAGTGAAAATAACGGATGTAAACCATATTAATGGGATTAAAGACGATAACCGTCCGGAAAATTTAAGATTAGTTCGGCATAATGCTCATTATGAACCAAGGCTTTGTCCTAAATGTGATTTTGAATGGTGGACGCGATGAGATATCTACCCCTTACGATTGAAGGTAAATTTTTGTTATTTATGTTTTTTTTAATTGGAGTAATATGCGCTATTTATTCCCACTAAATCCTTACAACCAACAACGTCAATTCGAGAAGCCAGTTTGGGTATATCCAGCTCATTTAGCAGCTTACGCGACCTATTTAAGAGATAAAGGACATGATGTTGTTTGGGATTATAAGGGCGAATGGATTTACGAAAATATTTTTTTAATTGACAGTGACAATAAAATAGATGTTCCTTTTATAAACCTACCTTATCCAGATCGAAAATTTACCGACGCTAAAAATTCTAGATGGCAATCATACGGAAACTATAAATTCCATCCAGCAACGCACATGATGGCAAGCAATCTTTGCTGGTATGGAAAATGCACCTTTTGTATTGATACAAAAAAATTAAATGATGGTGAACCACAACAAACAAGAAGCGTCGAACACGTTATTGAAGAAATAGATGATTTAATTGCTAACGGCTATAAAGAAGTTTTTGATGATTCTGGTACTTTTCCTGTGGGTGAATGGCTTTATAATTTTTGCAAAAAAATGAGAGAAAAAGATAGGTATAAGAAAATAAAAATTGGTTGTAATATGAAGCCAGTAAATATTGATTATAGAATGATGAAAGCGGCTGGATTTCGTTTTATTCTTGTGGGACTAGAAAGTGCAAATCAAGAAACTTTAGATCGTATTCAAAAGGGACAGAAAGCAAATAAGCAAGAAGAATTTATTAAACAAATGGCAGATGCGGGACTTGAATCTCACCTGACTACGATGTTTGGATATGAATGGGAGTCTCATGAAGATGCAATGAATACGGTTAGAATGGTTCATAGGTTACTCAAAAAAGGATATGCCAAAACAGCGCAAGCTTCTGTTTATAGTCCTCCTAGAACCAGACCCGATCCAAATTCTAAAGGACATAAATATATACCAATGATTTTTGATGCCTACAAATCTCCAGAGTTTTGGTATCACAAGATTAAAGATATTAAGTGTAAGGAAGATTTTACTTATTTATTAAGAGGTGCGCGTTTGGTCGCGGAAGAGAAATGGAGAAAACTGTGTTTGAGAAAATCTGCATAATTCTATTAGTAAATTTATTATTTTTTGCAAAAACAATTACTTATAAATATGTATCGGATGATATCCCTGTTTCGCAACGTCCCAAACCGAAAGAATGGTGGAGGGTTAGATTATTACAACTAGAAGGTTGTATTAGGACAACACCGCAAGAAGATCATTTGTTAACAACAATTATTCATTCATTGGTATGTGTTTTTATTTATTTGGGATTTGGAGCGAATGATATTTCCTTTTTGGCTTCTTTTTTATTTGCTTTTAATCCTATAAATAATCAAGCAAGTGTTTGGATTTCTGGAAGAGGTTATGCTTTATCAGCTCTTGGCATGACAGGGGCAATAGCATTTCCTTATATAGGAGCATTTTTTTTGTTATTAGCAGCATATTCTAACGCTGGATTTTTAGCTCCACTTGCATTAATTGGTTCAAAAAACTATTGGCTTTTAGGATTTATGCCATTTATTTGGTTGTTTTATTTAAAAATGTTTAAAAAGAATGTTGTTGATAAAATTAATCAGGAAATGTATGACGATGATAAAAGAATACACATATCAAAATTAATATTAGGAGTTAAAACTTTTAGTTTTTATTTTATTCACTCACTAATACCAATAAAGACAACATTCTATCATTCTTATATGCAAAGTTTGGCTGGAAGTGGTAAAGAAAAAGCATATAGTTTAAAAGATAGGTTTTTTTGGATTGGTTTAATTATTGTTGGTTTTATTTTATATAGATTTATATTTTGTAAGTGGGATATGATAAATTTTGGGATATTGTGGTGGTGTATTTGCATTGCTCCTTTTTGCAATTTATTTAGAATGAGTCAAGAAATAGCCGAAAGATATGTTTATTTACCTAATTGTGGACTAATGTTTGTTTTAGCTTCGTTTTTAATTCAATATCCAGTTATTTATTCCGCATGGATTGCAATGTATGCGACTAAATTGTGGTTTTGGATGGATTCTTATATGGATGATTATTATTTAGTTGAAAATTCGTGTATGCATAGTCCAGATGCTTGGTTTGTTTGGCATGTTAGAGCAATGAAGCGATGGGATAATAAATCCTATCCAGAGGCTGTTACTCTTTGGACAATGGCAAGAATAATTAGCCCTAAAGAGTTCAAAATACTTTTTAATTTAGCAACAGCATTAAAATTAGCAAAATATGAAAAAGAAGCAGATGAATTTATGAAAATGGCTAGTGAGAATATACCAAAAGGTCAAGAAAAAATGGCAAATAGTCTTATGGATAAATGGCATAAAGGAGAATTGCCTTTGTTGTTATGATAATTCAATATTATAATTGTGATTTTGAACAATATAATTTAAAGTTAAAACATTCTGAAATTGTGCGAGAAGAAATAAAAGAATATGTTTTTGCAGATAAAGAAAAAGCATTTCAATTTGCTAGTCTTTATGGTTATGAAGTTTTAATTGATAATGATCGAAAACAATGGGTTGTTTATTCTAAAATACCAAAAGATAATTGGAAATGTGGTTTAATAACGGAGGCAAAATGAATTTATCTGTTCTTATTCCTTCAAAAGATGAGCCAAAGATATTAAAAATGATTGAAGCAGTAGAAAGATGTTTTCCAAATGCTCAAATTGTTATTTGTAATGACCGATATGGTATGGGTAAGGGATGGGCAGTCCGTAAGGCTTTAGAACAAGCTACGGGAGATTATATTTGCTTTATTGATGGAGACCTAGACATACATCCTTCGATGATTCATAGACTAATACCTTTTTTAAGTGATTATGATATTGTTATTGGGAAAAAACAAATAAGACGTTCAATTGGTAGAAGAATATTAACTAAGTTAACAAGATTTTATCTTCATTTGTTTTTTGGTTTAAATTATGATACTCAAACAGGAATAAAATTGTTTCATAGATATGCTTTGTTAGATTGGAAGACAAATTCTTTTATTTTTGATTTAGAGATATTAGCTAAGGCTAGAAATAAAGGATTGCAGATAATTGAGGTGCCTGTTGAGGTTAATGATTTTGGATCGTCATCTAAACCAATGAAAATATCAAGCATTTTAAAATGTTTAAAGGAGTCTTTTAATTTATGGTTAGAGTTGAGATAACTGTAACAAGATATCAAAAAGCTTGCCCATATTGTAAAATAAAACCATTAGTAAGAAAAACCTGCGGATCTCCAGAATGTCAGTTTAAACACCACATAATTCTCATGCGTCAAAGACCTCGAAAGACTGATCAAAAAAGACCTACTGCATTAATACAATTCTAATATATTGTTTCTTTTTCAAATAAATCAACAAAAAAATACAACATATGGTATGTTTATGTCATGAAGATACCAAAAGATGTGCATGGCATACATAAGATAAGAGACTCTAAATTATTGTCTCTTTATTTATCTGGTGACTGGACTTATCAAGCCTTAGCTGAAAGATTTAAAATTTCTACAACTAGGGTTAACCAAATAATTTATAAGAATCGTGCCTTACTTAAAATTGATCGTGAATATGAGAAGATTAAGAGAGTTAATCACTTAAAAAGGATTTTAAAATCTAAAGGTGATTTAGTTGTTGATAAAGATGCTGTTGATATTTTAAAAGAATTAAGAACGGAAAGTGATATCCACAAGAGCGAGTCGTCTGGTAGCGGTGAAACAAAGATAATTATTATTCGTGCGTCGGGAGAAACATCAAAGCCATCAACAGAAGAGGTATCTAATGGCAGAGTTGAAACTTCAACTCAACTTGTATCAAGATCAATTTCTCTTTAGTGAGAAAAAGTTTCCTTGTATGAAATCAGCAATTGGAACAGGGAAAACTTATATGTTTTTACTAAAGATTTGGTCATACTGCAAACAATATCCTGGAACAACTGCATTAATAGTCCGCAAAGAATTTACTGATTTAAAAGATTCAACAATGAGAGATTTTGAGAAGTATTTTGGTGTTAAGATCGGATCTGATAAAGATTACGAAATGCCAAATAAGTCAAAGATAATGTTTCGTCATGCTGCTGAGCTTGATGTATTAAAAAATATTAACTTAGGAATTGCAGGTGTTGAGCAAGCAGAAGAGTTTGAAGATGATACACAGTTTCAGTTTATTCGTGATCGTATGCGTCAGAATAATGGAGCAAGCGTAAGACCTATCTGTATTATTGCAAACGCTAATGGTCATAATTGGGTTTGGAAATTATGGATTAATAAAGCAACTGAGATTAAAGAAATTGACGCAGCTACAGGACAATATCAATATTTAAATGGTGAATATGAATGTATTACTGCTAATAGTTTTGCAAATGCTCATAACTTACCGCCTGATTTCGTTGCTGATTTAAAAAGAATGGAAATAGAAGCGCCTAAGCACTATGCTCAGTTTGTAATGAATAGTGATGAAGAACTTGAACAAGATGATTTTGTATTTAATTTTTCAGAGTTAATGCAAGCCAAGACAAGAGAGTATGCCACCAGAACTGGTTATGGTCATAGAATTATGGGATTTGATGTTGCTAGATATGGCAACGATAAATGCGCTGCAGTAGGATTACATCAATTGGGTGCGCTTGCTTGGAAGATGTTTCATGTTGAGCAGTGGGATCATAAAGATTTAGATTATACAACGGGGCGAATCCTCTCCACCTCTAACCTACACCACGTAAATGATAATATAATCGACGAGGATGGTATAGGCTCTGGCCCCTTAGATTTTATTCAAAAAGGTAGACAACGAGAAGATTTTAGAGGTTTTCGTAATAAACCATATAGTTTTCAAGACAATCAATTTTATGGTAATGCACGAACAAAAGCTGCCTTTAAGCTAAAAGAATTTGTTTCTAAAGGGTGGATTGCATTGCCTGATGAAGAAGTTATCCAAGAGTTAATGACTCTTCGGTATAAGTTTACTAATGATGGACGAAGGATATTGATAAGCAAAGAAGAAATGCGTAAAGAAGGAATCAAGAGTCCTAATTTAGCTGATGCATTGCTTATGGCAGCAAGTTTGATTAATGAAGTTAAAGCTAAGCAAGATATACAATATTTTAGACAATCACAAGTAAGCAAGGAAGAAAATCTTTTTGGTATTGCTGGGGTAAGATAATGCCTGTTTATTCTTGTTGTTTGATGGTTTATGAAAACATAATTGTCTGGGAAGATACAAAAGGCAATTGGTGGATAATGGATGTCTGATATAGCAGAGTTTTTAATAACTCATTATTATTCAAAGTATAAAGGCGAGAGAAAAGATATTGTACCAACTCTCGAACAAATCGAGCAGGGCATTGCTAACCATCCAGACAAGTTCGTTATTGTGGCAGATGAGAAAATTAGGGGCGTGGCCTTGTTCCTTACGTTATCAGATGAAACGTATAAGACGCTCGAAACCTTTGATATTACCCAAGTGGATGTCTTGAAAATTTTATTAACTGAGTTTGGTTCGAATGTCCATTTTGTTTTGTTATGTGCTGATGGAGTAAAAACAATTGTAAGAGGAATTAAAGAAGTTAAGCGAAGAGTAAATCCAAAGACAATAAGCTGGTGGAATCCAGATTTAAGTATATTACATAAATACGAAATAAAAGGAGTTTGATATGCCATTTTTAGCACCAATAGTGCCAGCATTAACAGCAATAGGAACAGTTGCAGCAGCTGGTGCATCAATTTATTCAGGTATTAAACAGTCAAGTGAAGCTAAGAAGGCAGCTAATAATGCAGCTGCTCAAAACAATGCAGCAATTCAATCAGTTAAAGAGGCACAATCCGGGGCTTCTACTCAAGCAGCAGCAATTATTAAAAAGAGAGTTGCAGCTTCATCTCAAACAGTATTTACTTCGCCATTGGGAATTAGTGGGCAAGCAAACACAGCCAAGAAGATGTTAACGGGACAATAGGAGAAATATGTTAGCAACGCAACCAAAACAAGAAACAAATAGTCCAAAGGCTGTTCAAAAGCTAGATTTTTATTATAGACTTAAAGGACAAAGAAGTAATTTTGAAAGCTATTGGCAATCTTTACATGATTATTTTTATATTGAAGCACAAGATATTAATTCTGTTCAAGCTGCTGGGTCAGAATTAAAAAGTGATTATTTATATGACTCAACCACACTTGAATCTGCCGATGTATTAGCTGCTGGTTTTATGAATTATTTAACTCCTCCAACAAGTAAATGGTTTGGATTAAGAGCTAAATCTGCTGCTTTAAGAGACAATAAAGTTGTTGGTCGATATTTATCTGATGTAACAGATCAAGTAAATTATACACTTAACAAATCTAATTTTTATAATCAGATAATCTCATCATATAAAGCAAGTGGAGTTTATGGAACATCGGCTTTGATGGAAGAAGAAGATATCGAAGATGATGCAAGATTTTATTCATTGCCTATTAAAAATATATGTTTGGTTGAAGATGGTAGAGGACGAGTAGTTGAATATTTTATTGAGTTTGAATATACAGCTTCTCAAGCTGCTAATAAGTGGGGAAAAGAAAAACTTTCAGATAAAATGAAAGAAGAATTAAATCCTGACAATAGACAGGAAAAAGCCCACTTATTTTTACTTTCAATTGCTAATAGATACAATCGTGATGAACGAAAGACAGATAAAAAGAATCTACCAGTTGAGGCTTGTTGGATTGATTGCGAGAATAAAGTAATTATTGATGAGGGCGGATATCATGAGTTTCCGGCGTTTTGTCACAGATTTGATAAAAGACCATTTATTCCTTGGGGTTATTCGCCAGCAATGAAAGCATTACCATTTTCAAGAATACTTAATGCAATTGCTAAGACAAATTTAAGGTCAATGATGAAGCATACTGATCCACCTATTGCTGTTCCTGATAATGCATTTATCATGCCTTTTAATGCTAATCCAAGAGCGATTAATTATTATAACAAAGAAAAAATGACTTCAGGTAATGATATATTTGCATTTAGCAACTTCGGTGATCCAAATACAGGAATGACAGCAATTGAATATTATAGTCAAAAAGTAAAAGCGTTAATGTATAACGACGTATTTTTAGCTTTTGATGGTATTACTAAACAAATGAACAATCCAGAGGTGATGGAACGAATCAATGAGAAGATGACCATGTTAGGGCCGGCTGTTGGCCGATACATCTCAGAAATGCTCAATCCAGTTGTCATAAGAACAATTGGAATCCTTGCTAGACGCGGGAAGCTGCCCCCACCTCCGGACGAACTTATCGACAATCCTGAGTATGAGATTGACTGCATTAGTCAATTAGCTCAAGCTCAGCGAAGGTCTGAACTTAATGCATTAATGACAGGATTAACGCTTGTTGGACAAATGGCTCCGCTTATGCCTGATGTTCTTGATAAAGTATCTGCTGATAAAGTCGTTGATGAAACCTGGGGCATTCTAGGGGCACCTGCGAGGGTTCTACGAGACGATAGTGAAATTGAAGCGTTGAGAGATGCTAAGGGTAAAATGGCTCAACAACAAGTAGCTTTGCAAATGGCTCAACAAGGAGCGGATGTTGTTAAGACTGGAAGCGAAGTTGATGCAAATATTGCTAAGACTAAACAGGGAAGTAGTAAATGAGTAGATTTTTAAATATTAATTGGGTCAAGGATAATCTTAATAATATTGAGTGGAGTTCAACAGTTGATGTAATGCTTTCATGGGATGATGCAGTTGTTTATGTGAAAGATCGTAATTGTAGGCTCCCAAGCGTTAAAGAATTACAATCAATCGTAGATTATGATAGGTCAAATCCGGCCGTTGATATTGATTTTTTTGGAGATACCAAATTAAACGAATGGTATTGGACTAACAAGCAAAGGGTTGGAAAACCAGAAGAAGCATTTTGCGTTTCATTTGTAGGTGGATGTTGCAACGCTCAAGATCGTAATGGATTAAAATATTTTAGAATGGTAAGAGATATTTAATGAATAAGATGACAGATATTAATTATGTAGCTGGATTACAAAGCAATATGCGTTTAACCTTTGAAAGTCCACAAGGTAAAGAGGTAATGAAATTTTTAGAGCAAACTTGTTGTTGGTATCGATCAGTATGGAGTCCAGATCAACCGGATATGACTTTGATAAATGATGGTAAACGTCAAGTATTAGCGACTATTAAAACTGTTTTAGAATTAAATCCAGAACAAATAGTTGAATTAGCTAAAAAATCGGAAGGAGGATAAATTGAAAAAGAAAGGTAAAAAAGGCGGTAAAAAATGCTAAGGAATAATTATGCCATTTAAAAGTAAAGCACAGATGAAATATTTATATGCAACTCACAAAGATATTGCTGAGCGTTGGCGAAAAGAATATCCAAATCAAAAAATTAAAGATTTGCCAGAGCATAAAAAAAAGAAAGGCAACAAATAATGGAAAATGTTGAAGCCCCAGTAGTGGATAACTCCAGCACCCAAGAATCACCTGTAGGAACAGCACCAGTAATGGAATCATCGAATAGTTCGTCTAGCGCACAGACAGTAAATGTTTCAAGTAATAGTTGGAAAAATAATTTAAGTACAGATTTAAGAAACAGTCCTTTACTCAATAAGTTTGAAGATACTCCTGAAGGATTAAATAAGGCTTTAGAGAGTCATGCTAATTTAGAAAAACTCTTAGGACATGAGAAAGTCCCCATCCCAAAAGACGCTAATGACGTTGAAGGATGGAACAGATTTAGTAAGGCGATGGGAATACCAGATAAAGCTGAAGGATATAAATTAGCTGATGCTCAACTTCCAGAGTCAATGAAAGGTATAACGATTGATAAGAATAAGTTCGCTGAAGTTGCTCATGCTCATAAGTTAACACCATCGCAAACTCAAGGTCTTTGGAAAATATATAATGAAATTAATGCAGAAACTTATCAAAAAGCAATGGCTGATCATGAAAAGTCAATGGGCGAAACAGTTGCTCGTCTTAAAAGTGAATGGGGCGAAGCATATAATGTTAACGTTGAGTTGGGTCAAACAGTCATTAATAAATTTTCTGATAGTCAAGAAATGAATGATTATATTACTTCAACTCTTAGTCAACATCCAAATGGGATTAAGTTTTTGGCTAAGATTGGTGAACAATTTGCTGAACATAAAGTTGGTGAGTTTCAAATGAAGAAGTTTAGTTTAGCACCAGAAGAAGCGCAAAATGAAATTGATACAATGACAAGAGATTTAGAAGGCCCTTATATGAACACTAAGGGAAAATATTCAGAAGCCCAGCATCAGGCTGCAGTTGATCGAGTAAATAGCTTATGGGCTGTAATAAATAAGTCTAGGGGATAAGCGAAAGCCCTCTTAGGTTTATAGTTTGTGATAGGCAGATAAGCTGAAATGCCCTGTGGTAGTAAAGATGCAAAGAGTCGCCCCGAAAGGATAAGCAACAACTCGCGCATAGGTTAATTAGGACAAACTTATCAACATAGGGGATTTACTAAAATGGCAGATACGCAAAACGTAGTTTACGCACAAGCGTACGGACAGAATATTATGCAGTTAGCACAGCAAAAATATTCTAAGCTTGTGAATACGGTCTATATGAGACCAAACGTCCGAGGAAAAACTTTCTTCCAAGATCAAATTGATACTTGGTCAATGGAAGTAAAAGGAAGCAGAAATACTCAAACACCTAATAATGATCCTAACCTTGCACGTCGTATGGGCGTAATGGTTGATTATCATGACAACCGTATGTTAGATCGTGGAGATGAATTAAAAACAATCTCTGATCCTCGCAGTGCTTATACAATCGCTGCTGCACAATCATTAGGTCGTCAGATTGATAACGTAATCATCCGAGCTGCATTAGGTACGGCTGCTTCTGGTGAAACTGGAACGACATCAATCACAAACGGAAATATCATTCTTGCAACCGCTGCTTCAATGACTTTGGCTCGTATTGTTGCTGTAAAAGCACAATTTGATGCTCAAGATGTTGAAATGGAAGATCGTTATTTTGTAATCACTCCAGCAGCTTTGGATAACTTACTTAATACGACTGCCGCTACATCAAGTGACTTTAATTCTGTTAAAGCTCTTGTTCGTGGTGAGATTAATACTTGGATGGGCTTTAATTGGATTATGTCAACTCAATTAGCCGCTGTATCTGCATCAACGTTAATTGGTGTTGCTTATCAGAAAAATGGTATTTGTTTAGGTATGGCTTCTGCTCCTCTAGTTCGTACTGATGAACGAGCTGATTTAAGCTATAGCTGGCAATTATATTATGAATTAAATATCGGTGCAGTTCGATTGGAAGAAGATCGAGTTGTCATCTTAAATGAAGGTTAACGAATACGCTATAGGCGAAAAGGAGATTTACAATGGCAAAAGCAGCTAATGTTACGAAGTATGATGCGGGTGGTACAGGAGACAATATCATTCCAGATGGTTTTATCAAGTCAGTTGAAAAAGTTTGGATTGATACTTATACTTTCTCATCTTCCGCAACGATCGGTGTTGGTACTGTAGTTGATATTGCAAAAGTTCCAGCAGGTAAAAAAGTTGTTGATATTACGGTTTGGGGGCTTTCAGCTTCTCAAATCTCAGCAACATCAACAAACGCTGTTTCAATCGGTGCGCGTTATGGTGCAACAGCAACGACTAATGCTACTCAATTCTTAGGAGCTACGACATTAGGAACGGTAACTTTTGATAACATTGCTCTAAAGGCACGATCTGGTATTGGAGTTGAAGTTACAAGCGCAACTCATACTATTTTCTTGCACTTTACAGGAGCAAATCCATCAATTACTGGTGGAACGATTACAACGATTGTTAAGTATACCTAACAAATGATAGGGGAGGGATTAATTTCTCTCCCCTTTCTTAAAGGATAATATGCTTTCAAAGACAGATATATTAAATAAATCTCTAATCCTTGTAGGTGCAAATACAATTACAAGTATTGATGACGATTCTAATAATGCAAGAATTTGTAAAAAGGTTTATGAAGGGGTATTGAGGTCAATTCTTTCTGAATGTAAGTGGAATTTTGCAACGAGACGATCTTTATTGTCTGTAAGCGCCGACGATCTTGACTGGTATGATATAGGAGAAGGAATTGTTTATATTAAACCAACTGATATTATAAAGATTTTTGATGTGTCTCCTAAAGACGCTGCTTGGCGTGAAGAAGGAGATTATATTATTTCTGACTCAAGCGATTTAGGCATTCGATATGTTTATTATTTAGATGATCCAAATAAATATCCATCATTTTTTGTTGATGCTTTTATTGATAAATTATGTTGTGAAGTAGCTTATAGAATTGTTAACTCACAAACATTAGCTGAGCGTTATCGAGAAGTTTATGAAAAAGTTTCTTTACCAAAAGCAATTTCTTCTAATTCCCAAAGTGGGATACAGCAAACATTAAAAGATGATGCTTGGGAATTAGCTAAATATCAAGATTGGCAACCTAATTCATGACGACTAAAAAAGTTTTTGGAGCAAGTGATGCTCATCCAACGGTATTGCATGCAAAACAAAATGCTGATTCAGAGATTGCTTATCCATTAATTGTTAGTTCTGACGGTAATTTATTAGTTGCAAGTGGACTTGTTCCTAAGAATTATGATTATATTTCTTTATCTCCAGCTAGTCAACCAACTACAATAGAATATAGGACTGGCGGTTCAAGTGGAACATTAGTTGCAACATTGGTTTTAACTTATAGTGGAACAGATGTAGCTTCGATAAGTAGGGTTTAATGACAACTAAGTTTAATCCATTTACGGGAACATTAGATTATGTATCCACATCATCAATTTCAAATCCTGTATATTTTAGTTCTAACACTTATTTTATATATGATGGTATTAATACTGTCTCGCTTTATATAAATAATTCATTTGTTACATCTTGGACAGGCGGAACAATAGCTGGTTCTCCAATGGGATTATTATTATCACTTACTTATGCTTAGGAAAATATGCCAGTAAAAAATAATTCATTATATGGAAGAAGCGATACATCTGGAACAGTAATCAATGTTGTCGCTGTAACAGGAAGCACATCAACATTAATAACGGGGTCAACTTCTGTTGTTAATACTGTTTTAGTTACAGGGAATACTACTTTAGTAGGTGTATCTGCAATAACTGGGAACACTTCTGTAATAAATACAGTTTCTATAACTGGTAATACAAGTATATTAAATACTGTTACTATTACTGGCTCAGTAACAATGATTGGTGGAGGAAGTTCTGTTATCTTAACTGATGGTGTCGATATTGCGGATGTTTTAAATTTAACAAATTATAATCCATTGGCAGTTGCTATTGTTGATTCTAATGGAGATCAAATAGCTTCTTTTGGTGGCGGAACTCAATATACTGAGGGAGATACAGACGCAACTATTGTTGGTACAGTTGCTATGATGGAAGTTTCAGCCAATACATTACAACCAATTCAGGGGACAATTGCTGATGGTATTTTGGTTAATTTAGGTTCAAATAATGATGTTACTTTTTCTGGAACGGTAACAATTACAGGAAATACTACACTTGTAGGAGTTTCTAGTATTACTGGGTCTACCTCTGTTATTAATACAGTATCTTCAAATATATTTGTCGGAGGATCTGTTGCTTCAACTTCTAATCCAGTTCCAATACAACCTCCATTGTCTGGATATTTAGTTGTTTCTGGTAATACTTCGGTAATTAATGTCGTTAGTATAACAGGATCAACTACGTTGGTTGGAACATCATCAATAACCGGAAGTACAAGTGTTATTAATACAGTGGCGATTACTGGGAATACAACTCTTGTTGGAGTATCTTCAATTACTGGGACAACAACAGGAATTTTTGAAAGAGTATCAACTGCTACTTTAACAAATGTTGCAGCTTCAACAGCATCAACGCAATTATTAGCATCTACAGCAGGAAGAAAAGGTGCTTTTTTCTTTAATGATTCAACCGCAAGTCTTTATTTAAAATATGGAACAACTGCATCAACAAGTAGCTTTACAGTATTATTAAGACCAAATGATTATTACGAATTACCAATGCCTATTTATACTGGTGTTTTAGAGGGTATTTGGGATGCAACTAATGGTAATGTCAGAATAACGGAGTTAAGTTAGTGCCTTTATATTCAAAACATTTTAAAGCAGATTCTGGTACAAAAATATCACTTTACAATCCAAGTGTTAGTACAATACAAGGAAATACTGGTGGAACTACTATTATTGGTGGATCAACAACTGCCGATACTTTGACGTTACAAGCTAATAGCAATACATATCCTAGAACAGCAAGAATGAATTTGGATATGATTAATGTAATGAATACAAGTTATACTTGGCCTAGCGCTTCAACTGCTTCATTTATTGCAATACAATCATCTCCAACAATAACCGGAATTGATGTTGCCTCTCCAGCGGTTAATTTAATTTCAATACTTCCTGTTTTTACTTATGATGTTGCTCAATCTTGGGGACTTGCTCCAAAACAAGGGTTACAATTTGCTCCAACATTTACAAGCAACGTAGGTTCTGCTGGCTCTGATTCTTGTATTTTACAAGGAGCTAATTTTCAACCACAAGTAAATCTTGCTTCTGGCCCTAGAACATGGACAAACTTATGGGCTATTGGATGTGATCCGAGAATGACTGGAAGTGGTGGAACTGTGTCTGTAATGACGGCTGTAAGGACTAGGGGAAATACTATAACTGGAGGAACTGTAACAACATTTAATTCGGTTACTTCTGATTTTGTTGTAGCAGCTGGTTCTGTGTGTGGAACATATAATGGTATGATTTTGCAACCAACTTTCACAGGAACAGTATCAGATTATAATGGATTCTATGTTGTTGGAAGTTCTGCACCGACAGGAAACAATATTGGATTTAGACAAACAGGAACATCGACTCATAATAGATTTCAAGGATATGTACAGATGGGTGCTGATTCTACTCCTTCACATCCATTAGTTTTATCTGCAACAAGGACAGAAACAGCAGGAAGTATATTTTTAAATAGTAATACTTTAACAATAAACCCAACGACAGATTCAACTACATCAATTAACGTTCTTGATGTTGTTGGAATTACCTCAACTGGTGCAGCAAATAAAGCTAGTACTCTTCAAGGATCTAGGTATTTAGTTCATAGAAGCGCGACTGATACAAGTTCAATTGACACAATTAGAGGTATTTATTTACAGGCTTTAAATACAGCAGCTTTAAGCACTGGGAGTGGTTCTGTCCCAACATTATTAGAGGGTGCAAATTTTCAGGCTTTTGATAATTCATCAACAACAGTTGCAACTACAACAATTCGTGGAGTTATTGGAAGTGCTAATTTATCTTCTAATGTTGTTAGCTCTAGAGTTGTAACAAATTTTGAAGGAGCTAATTTTACATTAGGTTTATCTGCTGGATCTACAGCCGCAACGGTAACAAATGGTCGTGTTATTTATGTTGATTGTTTAAATTCAACATCATTAAATAGAACAGGTACATTTACAAATGCTTATGGATTAGATATTAGTGGATGGACTACATCTGGTGGAATAGGTGGAACGGGTTGGGTATTTACAAATCCTCCTGAACAAATACATTTACAGTCTATGACGGTTGCAAATTCAATTGGCATTAGACAAGTTGGGTCAACTCCTCACAACAGATTTAATGGAAATGTAAAAATTGGAGCAGACTCAGCTCCAGCTTCAGCTTTAGATGTTACAGGAGCAGGTATTATTTCTTCAACATTTAACGTAACTGGAGCTACAACGCTTGGGAGCACTTTATCTGTTACTGGCCATGTTACAGTTGAAGGTGTTACTTCAACAGGAGCGACGGGAACAGGAAAGTTTGTTTTTGATGCAAGTCCAACTTTCTCCGGTACAGTAACATTGCCAACAATTGTCCAAACGGGGAAAACAACAACATATAATAATATTGCAACAGTTTCAAATGGACTTCCATCTATTGTAGCTACTGTAGATTTAACAGCACAATCTGCAACTATAGCAACAACAACATTATATGCTGTTCCTGCTTCTGGTGCTGGTCAATATAGAATTTCTTGGAACTCAACAAAAACTAGGGCGGCAACTACAGCTTCTACAAATGGAACATTAACTCTTACATATACAGGGTCAGATTCAATTGTTAGGTCAGTAACTTGTCCTGCAACAAACTCTGTTGGAACTTCTGTAACGTTTAATAACGTAAACGCAACAGCTTCTACTGGTTGTTTATGGGGGATGCCTTTTATTATAGATTGTAAAGCATCAACAAATATTCAATATTCTTTTGGTTATATTAACTCTGGAGTAACAACAATGCAGTATGATTTGAGGATAAAATTAGAATCATTATAAGGAGATAGAAATGGCAGATAATGTTGTAATAACACCCGGAACAGGGGCGACAGTAGCAGCAGACGAAGTAACGGATGGTACTCTGGGAAGTTGTAAGGTTCAGTTTATAAAAGTAATGGATGGAACTCTTGATAGTACTAATAAGATGACTATAAATTCATCTGGGGCAGTTTCTGTTACAGCAAACACAACTATTTTAAATACAGTTACAATTACTGGATCTACTTCAGTTATTAATACTGTAACAATAACAGGGACAACTACAGGGATTATTCCAATTGATTTTGGACGTTCTTTTCTTTCTTCAAGTGGTACATTAGCTGCAACAAATGGAACAATTGTTATTTCAGCAGCTTCAACTAAAATTAAAGTTTATGCATTTTCATTATCAACAACATCATCGACACAACAATTAGCACAATTTCAAGCTGGGATAGGTGGGGCAAGTCTTTGGAATGTTGCTATGATTACTCCGGCAGGAGGAGCTTCTGGTGCAAACCTAGCTGTAACTCCACCAGCTTATTTATTTGCAACTCCAACAGCTTCTATTTTAAATTTAAATTTATCATCTGCTAACGCCGTTCATTGGTCAGTTAGTTATTTCATGGAGGCTTAATATGTCGGTATGGCGAGTTGAGATGGAAATGGCTTTTAGTACAGAAGATGAACTTATTTCATTTGTAAATATTATTGAAGGCATAAAAACAAAGGCATTAAATTTAGATTTTTCACCAATACCAACGCAAACAATTTGTCGATATCATGAGTGTTTTCATGATGAAAACCCACCTAAACCATGTGTAAATTATAAATTTATTAATTTTAAGGATCCAACTATTACAATACAAAGAAAAGAAGATGGAACAGAAGTTAAAGCTGATTTGATCGTTAAAACAATATCAGCTGACGTTCTAACTGCTGGGGTTGTTTCAGTTGACCCAATTATTAAGGAATCTATTTAATGGCCGGGAACGATTCTTATACAAAATTGTTGTTACACATGGATGGTGCAGACGGTTCTACAACATTTACAGATAGTTCACTTGCTTCGCAAGGGACAGCTACTACGTTTGGAACAGTTCAGGTTGATACTGCACAAAGTGTTTTTGGTGGAGCTTCTTTATTAGGAGATGGAGATTCTGATTATTTAACTTTTCCAGATAGTAATGACTGGTTTTTTGATGTTTTAGATTTTACTATAGATTTTTGGGTTAGATTTAATAGTGTTGCATCAGATATTACATTCTATTCTCAGAAAGTAGATGGGAATAATTATTTTATTTTTAAATATCAATCTGCTGGGGCATTGGGTGGATTTGAAACTGTGGGTGGAGTGGATAAGATATTTGATACAAGATCGTGGAGTCCATCAACAAACACATGGTATCACATTGCCTATGTAAGAAGTGGTGGTAATACATTTAGAATATTTGTAGATGGGACACAATTAGGAACAGATATAACTAATAGTGAAGCAATTACTAATTTTGCTACAGGAATAGCTATAGGTTCTCAAACAGGGCCACAAGGGATAAATGGATGGATAGATGAATTTAGAATTTCTAAAGGAATTGCACGTTGGACAACAAATTTTACTCCTCCGACAAGCGCATATTCAGTAGATTCAACAGCAACAAATTCAAGTAGAATGTTAATGGGAATGGGGCAATAGAAAGGACATCTTGGGGATGACACCAACGGCAGAAGAAAGAAGGAATGATGTGGGAACAAAATTAATTTTAGCAGTTTATTCTAGTGTAATAGCTATTTTACTTGGTTTATTTGTAAATGCTGCTTGGAGTGTTGCTTCAGATGGGAGAAGCAAGGCGGAATCTTTGGAGTCTAGGGTATCAAAATTAGAGGTATATTATATTTCTGTTGGTGATGACTTAAAAGAAATTAAGGGATTACTTAAACGAGGAATAAACTAGGAGGAATAAATGAGTTTAATTTTTGATTTAAATTTTTATTTTGGAATTGTTGTTGGAGGATTGTTATCTGTTTTGTATTTCTCATTGTCTGGTTCAAAGCTTAATTGGAGAATTAAGAAGTGATTGGAATAATAATCCGTTTTCTTAGTCAAAGATTCATCCATTTTGCTATTTATAGCATAATTGGACTAACTATTTGGGGGGTATATCAGAAATTTATATCTCCCAGTAGTTCAACTAAGATTGATAATATTGAAAAACAAGTTAATGTTTACAATGATGATGTTCCTAAGCAAGATTTAATTGGCTTTGGATGTGCTAATTTAAAAGTTGAAGCATATTGGAAAAAAAATAGAGTAATTAAAAAATGAAGCTTGATACAATAAAAACAAGTTTTGTTGGTGGAGAATTCTCACCTCGCTTATTTGGACGGACTGATATCGCACAATATGAAAATGCATGTGAAACGCTTGAGAATTTTCTTATCCGTCCATATGGGTCTGCGATAAGCACGCCGGGTACAGAGTTTATTAATGCGTGTAAAACTGGTGGGTCAACAGGCCTTGCGAGATTAATGCCTTTCGTTTTTTCAAAAGATGATTCATACATAATTGAAGCTGGATATAATTATTTCAGATTCTATACCGACGGAGCAGTAGTTACAACATGAAGCTAGACACAATAAAAACATCATTTGCAGGTGGAGAGTTCGCACCTTCACTATACGGACGATCAGACATTGCTCAGTACGACAACGCTTGTTCTATTGTTGAGAATATGATTGTCAGCCCTTATGGTTCGGTAATTAGTACCCCTGGTTCGGAATTTATAAATGATGCGAAGTATGACACGGTAGCTGGTGGATTGGATGACAATACAATCCTTTTGTTGCATTTTGATACAACCCCGGGATTTACAGTAGATAGTACGGGAAACAATACCGCATCAGTTCTTGGGCTTGTGGCGATTGATACAGGGCAAGCAGTTTTCGACCAATCAGCTAGATTTACTCCGTCAGCAAGTGTTAAGAGTGCTAACTATCTACAAATTACTCCAAGTAATTCTAATATTTATGATTTAACCTATGCAGGCTCTTTTACATTTGACTTTAGGATTAGATTCAATTCTTTCCCAACAGGCAATGGTAGTAATAGTATTTTTTATATCTTTAGACAAAAAGGAAGTGTATCAAGTGGAGTATTAAATGATGTAAGTTATTTTTATTATCAAAAGCTATCTGCAACAGAACATCGTTTTGAATGGAGAACTGCTTCGGCTGCTGGTACTAGCTATACATTTACTTCTTCTAATATTAATTTAAATTTAAACCAATGGTATCATATTGCATATATAAAATCATCTTCTACTATAAATTTATATCGAGATGGTGTTCTTGATGTAACTGGAGAAATAGGTTTGAATGTATCTCCTGGTTCTTTAAATTCTTTGTTTCAAATAGGTGAAGGTAACAATGATACAGAAGCTGATGAGTTTGATGGATGGCTTGACGAGGTAAGATGGTCAAATGTAGTACGTTGGACTTCTAATTTTACAGTACCAGACACTGAATACAGCGACACAAGTTCGAGTGAAGGCATTGCAGAAAGAGTTTACGGGAGAGCACGATTAATACCCTTTGTTTTTAATAGAGACGACTCTTATATCATCGAGGCAGGGGAAAGTTATTTTAGATTTTATACAGATGGCGCAGTAGTAACAACTTAGGAGAGAAACATGGCAGTTTATGAATTAACACATGATTATACAGCAACAGAGATATTTGATATTCAATATGCTCAGATAAATGACGTTATTTATCTTGCTCATGAAAATCATGTTCCTAGAAAATTAACTAGAATTGCAGCTAATAATTGGACGTTGACTGACTTGCCTTTTATTGGTGGGCCGTTCTTCTCAGATAATGCGATATTATCTGGGTCAACAGTTCTTCTCTTAACGAGTGCGACAATCACAGCAAGTGCAACTGTTGGTAGTGTAACCCTATCTGCTAGTTCAAACATATTTACTGCTTCTGGTAGTACTTTAGGACATTTAAACACATATTGGAAAATTGGATCGACAGTTACTAATTCAACAACTGGTTTAGCTGAACAAGGGTATGTTAAGATCACTGCAATAACTAATCCTTCAACAGCTACAGCCACAGTTATGAAGACTTTGTCCACAGCCTCAGCAACAACTCAATGGGCGCAAGGTTCTTGGTCAGATGTTCTTGGTTGGCCTGCCCGGGTAACCTTTCATCAACAAAGACTTGTATTTGCTCGAACAACTTATCAACCTCAAAACGTATGGATGAGTAAATCCTTCCAATTTGAAAACTTTGCTTTAGACGGTGGAGAAGATGATGATGCAATCGATATTCAACTTGCATCTAACGAATCTAATGATATTAAGTGGCTTGCCCCTGGTCTTGACTTAATCGCCGGTACTTACGGTGGAGAATTTTCAGTTAAATCAGGAGATGGTTCGCCTTTAACTCCGGCGAATTGTAATGTAACCAAAGACACAAGTTGGGGATCAGAGGCGGTTGTCCCTAAAAAGATTGGAAATTTCCTTTACTATATCCAACGCTTTGCTAGAAAACTAAGAGAGCTTTATTTTAATTTTGATACATTAAACTCTTATAAGTCATCTGACCGGACGATTCTATCACCTCATATCGCAGGGGACGGGTTTATTGATATGGCTTATCAACAAAACCCCGACACGATTCTTTGGTGTGTTACTTCACAAGGAACGATTTCTACAATGACAAGAGAAGTCGATCAAGAATTAACAGGTTGGTCAAGACAGACAACAGATGGGAATTACGAATCAATTGCAACGATTCCGTCAGCAACTGAGCCTAATGATGAAGTTTGGGTTGTTACTAAAAGAACGATTAACTCAGGTACTTCTGAAAGACGATATATCGAAAGATTCAAGAGTCAAATCGTCCCCGATAGAAAAGACCAATGTTTTTATGTTCATTCAGGGTTAACTTATAGTGCTTATGATCAAACAGCCGCTTCAACGGCAACATCAATTAGTTTATCCGCAACAGCAGGAACTACCGTTGTTGTCACCTCGTCTGCGGCTTGGTTTGCGTCAAGTGATATTGGACAAAGAATCAGAGCAATTGATGATGACGGAGTAACGGTTGGAGAACTAAAAATCACAGCCTTTACATCTTCTACGGTAGTTGTTGGAGAAGTTAAATATAATTTCGATGCCACATCTTACATTGGGGGTGATTGGGGATTATCAGTTTCCTCAATATCAGGACTTGACCATTTAGAAACAAAAGAAGTTGTTGTTCTGGCTGATGGTGGAACAGACAAACCAAACAAGACGGTTTCTAATGGAACAATCAGTTTAGAATATGACTATTTTGTTGTAACCGCTGGATTGCCTTATACTCAAACTATTAAGACATTACCTCAAGAAGCTGGAAGTCAAAGAGGGACATCGCAAGGGAAGATTCAAAGGATTAATAAAGTAGCGTTTAAAGTTAATAACTCTCATACAGGATTTTACTACGGAAAAGACGCTGATAATTTAGATCGAGTACAGTTTAGAAGTGCAAGTACGTTAATGGGAGAACCAGAAGATTTATACACAGGCACGATTCCAAACTTATCTTTTAATGGAGATTACGAATACGGAGCGCAAGTTTATATCGAAAATTCCGATCCTTTACCAATAGAATTATTGTCAATTGTCACTACCCTTGACACAAGTGACGACTGATGGTACATTGATAATATATGAAAAGAATAATAATAAATGTTGAAGATGTTAGGAATATGTATCTTGAAGAAAAGAAAACATATAGAGAAATAGCTAAAGAATTGGGTGTTTCTACTTCTCCTATATCAATAATAATAAAACGCTTTGGTGTTGCAAGAAAGAACCAAATTATTAGAGATAAAAAAAAGTATATTACAGAAAGAATAAAGGTTGATGACAATGGTTGTTGGAATTACCCACATTCTGTTAATGTAAAGGGTTATTCAAGAATACAAGGTAATTATGCTCATAGAGTATCTTATGAGTTATTCAAATCTAAGATACCAGAAGGGCTAACAATAGATCATTTGTGCAAAAATAAAATTTGTATAAACCCAGAACATCTGGAAGCGGTTACTGGCGTAGAGAACGTAAGAAGAAGCGACGCAGCCCCTTCAATAAATGCAAGAAAAACACATTGTATAAGGGGTCATTTGTTAAGTGGGAATAATCTGAAAATGTCACAAGGTAAAAGACAATGTAGAACTTGTGTTAATAAATCACAATTATTTAGATACCATAAAAATAAAAAACTTAAAAGAGGTGCATAATGAGTTTTGGTGGAGTAATGTTAGCAATGAGTGCGGTGCAAGCAATCTCTCAGATTAGCCAGGGATATGCTAAAAAGGCAGAAGCTAATTATAATGCGACTATTTATGAGAATCAAGCCAATACAATTCAGGCTCAATCTGAAATTGAATATGGACAGTATAATAGAGTTAAAGGACATACACTAGCTAAATCTGTTGCAGCGATTGGTGCTTCTGGAATTGGGTTAGGTGGAAGTGCTATGGCAGTTATGCTTAACGCTCAAACTCAAATTGGAATTGATCAAGCAATCGGTCAGTTTAATTACCAACAGGAGAAGAATTTAGCTTTAAATAAAGCTTCGGCAGTTCGTCGAGAAGGATCAACAGCAGTTGCAACTGGATATACTAATGCTTTTTCTACAATTTTATCTGGTGCTTCTAATTATGCAATGTATAAGGGTTTTGGAAATAAAAACACATTTACATCAGTGGGAACGATTAAAGATACAACATTTGATTCAACATATAATTTTTATAGACAACAAGGATTGATTAAAGCTGCCCCCTTAAAATAGGAGATTGACGTGCCAACTTTACCAACGTATAACGCACAAAGAAATATTACATCAACTCAATCAGCTCCTTTCAGAAATGAAGTTGATCAGAATTTTTCTAATCAACAAAAGATTATTGGAACAATGGCTGATATTGCTCAGAAGTGGTCTGATGCTAATGATGTTATGCAAGTAACTGATGCAAAAGCTAAATACGAAACAGCGGCATTAGATATTCAGAACAGAGCTTTTAGTGATCCTGATTTTAATAATGCTGGTAAGTATGTCAAAGAATTAGAAGATGCAAAGAAGAATAGTTTAAAGGGAATAAGTAATCAACAAGTTTCTTATAGATTGGGCGCAGAGATTGACCACAGTAATCAATTAACAGCTTTAAAAATTAAGCACGATGCTGGAAAAAAACAAATTGAATATAATAAAGTTCAACTAGGTACTAATTTAGATATTTTACAATCAAAAAAATTATCAGCAGTTACACCAGCAGAAGGTATGCAATATCAAGCACAAATTGGAGAATTAATCAATGCTCAGTTAAAATCGGGTGTAATAACTCCACAAGAAGCACAGAAGTATCTTAGCGATTCAACAAAAAAGGCTTATGAGAATTTAATTTATACAAATCCTCAACAAGGAATAAATATTTTACAAAGTGATAATTCTTTGGAACCGTCAGTAAAAGGAAAATTAATTCAACAAGCTAAACAAGTTGAAAAAAGAGATAAAGAGTTTAAAGATTGGCAATTAAAACAAGTTCAAACACAAAGCACAGTTGATTTATCTCAGGCATTGCACGACGGAACATTAAGTCCTGTTATGGTTAGAGATATGCAACAAAAGGGTATGATTGACTCTGAAACAGCTGCTATATTTGATTCTTTAGCGATTAACAAGAAATATGATATTCCCGAGTCAACTTCTTTAGGTCAACCAGAATATTTTTTAAGACTTTTAGAAGATAGTCATGGAAGTAAACCACAGGTAGACAAAATTTTAAAAGATGCTGCTGAGGCTTATGGAAGTGGTAAAATTGGAGCAAACCAATATCGTTATTTTATCCAAAATGCAAAAGAAACTTTTGAAAGACAATCAAAGGGAGTTTATACAAAAAGCGAGAATCAATCATCAATGGAATCAGCTATAAATGGAATAAAGTCTTTTTCCAAAGATAACGCAGGTATTCCACCAACAGTTGTTTATTCAATGTTAAATAAGTTTTTTGATAGGTCAATTGCTGGAAGCGATCCAAATACTATAAAAACAGATGTTATTAATGAACAAATTTTGCAATTAAAGCCCGAGGTATCAACTTTTCCAAAAGAAGGAAAAATTATGGTTGATAAAAACGGAAATAAAGCAAAAGTTTATCCAAACGGTAGCATTGAGGAAATTAAATAATGACATTTGATATATCTACAGCTGTAGAAGCTCCACAAGATAAGATATCAACGACTAAATTTGATATTAACTCAATGCAAGAAGTTAATCCAACACCAGTTAAATCAACTCCTTCGATTTCTGGTTTTTTGCGTTCTATATTTGGAACTTCTATTTTAGAACAATATGACACTAAGTTAGCGGAGAAAGAATTTTTAAATAAGAACCCAAAAGCAACAAAAGAACAATTTGCTGCGATGGTTAATAATAGAGAGCAAGATATTATTAATCAAGGCGTGATGCGTCAATTAGAAGCTCCTATGCAATTAGCCGTTGGGTCAGGGGCAATATCAGCCCCTCTTGAAACAGTTAAGGCATTAACAGCTTTTTCTATTAAAGACCATTTTTTTAATGCTCGTAGATGGATTGACGAAAATAAACCAAATACTCCATTATTAATTAAAGATTTGGCAGAGGGATTGGATTTGGTTGTCTCGGGTGTGGCAATCGGTAAAATGACTTTTGCAAAAGATTTTATTAACAAACGAATGGAAGATATTAACGCTCCAAAATCTGTTGAGATTCCACCCGAACAAGTGGCTATAATAAAAGATAATCCTATTGTTACAGAAACATTGGGAATCAAACAAGATCATATTGATGCGTCAGTTAACAGTAATACCCCTATTCAAATCCCTATGGAAAAGGTTGTTGATTTAGTTACTAAGCCAGAATGGGAAACAAGCAAGCAAGATTTTGGAATACTATTGCAAGAAATTAAGCCAGTTGAAGAAACGGCAAAGATAAAGACTAGAGGATTAGCACTTGGAGTACAAGAAAAAGCCATTGAGCAAAAATTAATTCAAGGATTTGGTGATTTGCCTGAATATCAAACCGTTAATATGAAAGATCAGGCTCAAAAAGCATCTGATTTAATAAATAAAGATTACGAGTTAGCTAAGAAAATTGCAATGGGTGAAGAACAAGCCCCAAAAGGAGTTATCCCAGAAAGTTTGTTTGTTGCAGTTGAAAATAAAGCTATAAAAGAAGGAGATGTAAATACTTTGCGTGATTTAGCAACAGCTTCAAGATTATCAACCGAAGCGACAACAATGGGGCAAAGAATTAGAACTTTGGGAGAAAGAAATCCTGATAGTCCAGTTGGGGCAATTAAATCAATCCAAGAAGTTAGGTCTAAAAAAATTGGTAAAAAAATAGAATCTCAAAAAATTCAAATAGTTAAAGAAATAAAAGATCATATAAAACAAGCCAGACCAAAAAAAGAAGATTGGTCTAGTTTTGTTAAATCATTGGAGTGCTAATGTTTTGTCTAAATAAAAATCTAGTAAACGAATTTTTAAATCGAATTAAAACAGGCGACTTAAACCCAGAAAAGTTAGCGGATATGACAACTGAAGAAAGAAGAAGTTATTTTTCTTCTTTTCTTGGAGATTTGAACGCTGAAAAAGTTAATACTTTATTCGAGTCAAAATTACTTCTAAAAAATCAACAACAAGGAATATTAAATTGGGCTAAGTCTGTTGCTGATTTAAAACCACAAGCACGTCGAGATATTATTTCTCGTATTAATAAAATGGATAAAGTTTTAAATCCAGAAACACAAGATGCTTTCTTAGCCGACATTGCTTCTCATAAGTTGGGCGTAACTGTAACAATGGAAGAGGCTGGACAAATATCTAGTTTGGCAAAAGACGTTTCTTTAAAAAGAGATGCTATAAAAGAAAACTCTCCTCCCCAATCAGAGGAAAGAATGGCATATGGTAGAGCAAAAGCACAATTTGATGATTATATAAATGGATTAAAAGAAAATGAATCTAATAAG